GGGCAGGATTTGTAGTGATGACGGGCGTTTCTATCTCTTGAGTAATCAGATCAATCACTTCTGCCTCTACCAGCGTAACAATATCAAACGTAGTTGAAAGGTGAGGGGCGGCAAACCGTGGTCCGAAAAAGCCGCTTGAGAAGCCAGCATCAATGCCGAACAACTCAAACCCCCCTGTCAGCCCTGAGAAACTGTTGGCTGGAATAATTTGTGAAAAATCAAAAGAGCGGACACCAGTAAAGTCCAACTCTACCTCGTGTTTAAACTGGTGAACTACAGTGTTTTGCTGAGAGAGCGTGAGAGTAAGGTTGAAAATATCCCGACAATCTGATGACTGCATAACATTTCCACCCACACACGAAGACAGCACAGAGTTGCTTGGATGGGACTCTACATCTACACCGTAATCCATAGTGAAGCCGCGATTGATATCATCGATTGTCATCTTCTCTTCAAGATCAAAGGTCGTGGAATATGTACCGCCCGGTCCCTGAGTACCTGCCGTGCAGAATTTTCCTGTCGCACAGCCCCTTTGACTGCCACTTCCCGATCCTGTTTTAGTGCCGCCAGTTGTGGTGAACTCTCCCATGCTTGGCAGAAAGTTTGTTGTGGTTTCTGTGCCCGTAACGATCTCGGTGCTTTGGGCATACGCTGACCCAGCACAGACAACGGCAATGCAGAAAGCCCGTATTGACTGATAAATAAGCCTACGGAGTATGCGGTGGATAACCATCTTCATTCCATTCATCAGGTTCATCTTGCTGGCGTTTAGCCCGTTCTTCTTCTTCTCTCTGCTCTTCGAGTTTTTGTTCTTCCTTCTCAGCCTGACTTAAAGAATTTTTGTAGAACAAAGAATCCTCTGGTGCTTCCAAGTAATTTATATTCCACGCCTTCATAGCATCTGCCCCAATGCTTCCCCTGTATGGACACGGCGTTCCTGACATCATCATAGCGTCAAAGACTCGTGCGTCCTGACACAGCAAGCTAACGCCAGCAACCTTCATGCCCATTCCATACAGACTACGGGCAAGTTTAATTCGCTCACAATTTTTATCGATAACAGTGTGCCCTGTGGAAAGACCAAGGAAACCTGTCTGGGCACCGACACTCATGCCTGATCTACAAACGTCGTTGTTATTTACAACGATGGAGGGTGCCGATGCAGTGGGGGGAGCTTTGTCAGTGACAACTGTTGAACTAACGGTATTAGTGTCAGCAGCTTTTATTCTATCTGATGTTAAAACTCCAATCGCTCCTAAAGCGAGTATGAATATCAGTATGTGTTGTTTCATTTCTTAGTCTGTTCATTGTTGCCTTTCTTGGGCTTTGGTTTAGGTGCAACTGCTTGTTCATAATAAATAATAATTTGTTTTTGTTGACCAATGTATCTCTGCAACTCTGCCATGTTTAGTGCCAGAGTTTCGTAATCCCTGACGCTAAATGCATAGAATAAAAACTCACCGTTCTTTTTGGTGTACCGTTTTTTAAAAGCTGCAAAGTTTTGATCGGTAACAACATACCAAGTAATGTCACTAAGACTTAAAGGTCGTGGTCTTTGTTGCGTAGGAATGACACGTTCGACCTGTACAGACTTTACCTCTATCTGTTTGATGGGGTTCCAGCTACCGCAGCTACTTAGTAGCAGGATCAGTGGGCAAAGCAGTAATGCCTTCCAGCTTTTCAAATAATTTCTTTGTTCCAGCATTTATTTTCTTCTCCACCAGATTGGGTTTCTTTTGACTCAATCTAGTTAAGTCGTGCTTGCGAAGTTTATCAATTAGAGAGTTTCTGTATTCTTCTGCCTTTTGTAGTTTGGTCGTCAAATTTTTATTAAGCTTGCGAAACTCTGTCGCATCATCAAGCAAGGTTTGTATCGTATTGTCTTGCTCTGCCTTTGCCGCTTCCAGTTTAGCACTGTTTTCTGTCAGCGTTTGGATTCTTTGTTGGGTGTCCTTGTAGTAGTAGTAGCCACCATATGCCACGCTACCCACAAAACCGAACACTATTATAAGAGCATATACCTTTAGCATTGCATTTCTGGCTCCTACTTTTTAGCACTCATGTAAGCTGTCATCCCCATGTACGCCCCGACGACACCAGCCATCCCAATGTAGAAAAGACCGAAGAGATCAGCCAAAGCTTTAATCCGAGAGTCAGGAAAAATAGGAAGAAAAACGGCAGCAGTAAAAATGAGCATGGCAATAATGCTAACCCAAGCCATCTTCCTTTGTGCGTCTGCTTTTTCCTCCGCAGCCTCGGCTTCGTGTATGGCTTTGACTGTTGCAAGTTCAGCATCGCTAACCACACCATCCCCATCAACATCATACTCCTCGTAAACACTGTCCTTCTGGAGAACTTTTTTTCCTTTTGTCGGTTTGTTAGTAGCCATGATCTTCTCCTGTTTTCATCATGTTACTCAAAACATTTGCACGGTCACCCACTTGCCTCGCCCACTTGGAGTCTAGCATTTCCACACCAGCCTCTTCGTATCTTCCGTTCTCAATGTGAGACAATGTGTTCACAAACTTGGAGAGGGAGCCAAGACCCATGTTAAAAGCCATGTCTACAACAACTCTCTGCCTGACATCATCAAGGTCCGACCACCACGAAAAAGCACGTTCCACTTCTTCCTGAAAATCCCTGATATCATTGGCAAGCATCAACTCAATCTCGTCATCTGACAGCCCTCTGTCCCTGAGATTGCGTCCTACGCCAATCGTTTCAATACCTTCGGTATCTAGGTACACCTTGGATCGCACCCCTTCGTGAACCTTTAACTGTGCTATTAACTTGTCAATATCCATATCTCTTTACCTCCTTCAAGTTACTGGTAACTTGTCACTATAAAATTTTCGTGACCAGCGTCGGTGCCTCAACAACGGTCTCCATATATAGGGAAAAGCCCAGCTTGCTTTCATGACCGTCCAGTTAAACAGGTTATAGGGAAACTTCATTGGTCTCATGTAATCCAAGAAAAGGATTACCCGTAACTGATCAGTCTCATTAACGGCGTAGTGGTTGTATGTGTCATCAAACAAAACAACCTTGCCATTTCTCCAATGGTACTTGTCACCCTCAACATTGATGTGGCACTTCTCAGGATCAGGTATAATCAAACCCATATGCATACGCAGAACACCAGCCCACGGTCCTTCGTGGGGGTTGAGTGCCTTGTCAGGACCAAGCACTGAAAGATAGGCAGAGACGACTGACTTGTGCCTGTTTAAAACTTTCATAAGCACAGGAAAGTTTGCGGCATTTTTCTTGAACGTCATGCCAGCACCCCTGAGAAAAAACATACGCCACTTGTCATCATTGCTGATGTATGTCTGATCAGGTGATATATCCTGAAAGGGTGCGAAGTCATCATACCTCGCCATGATCTTCTTGGTCTCAGCCAAGATGTGAAAATAGTTTTCTTCCAGTTCTCTTGATAGCGGAGTGAGGGAAGGCTCAAAGAACTTCCTGTCCCCCCAAAGACAAGCCTTGCGGAAAGGTTTCTTTACAATCTGTGCAAGCTTGTAAGCACTCATTGTAAACCTATTTGTCTGAGAACGGGCACTGCCGCTGTAATGGCTAACTCTTGTTGCCTTATAATATTAAGAAGCTCTCTTTTCTTTGACGGATCAATGGGAGAGTTAAGAATCTGGTTCTTTTGTTGACGAACTTCCTTGAGTTGGTTGCGTATGTCTTTCATGCTTTCTTCAAGAGCCAGAAGTTTTGGTCTTTCTGTGCGGACTTCTATGATCTTATCTACATCGCCTTCTTTTTCAGCCTGAGCTAAAGCATTAACCGCTTGTCTGACAAGCCTGTCTAATTCGTAAAACTGCACTACCGTGCCACGGCTATTGGGGTCTTGGAAAAAACTCCTGACCAAAGGCAGGTTGTACCAATCTTTGTCGGGCGGTAACGAAGTGTCAGTAGGTTGAAAGGCATCAACCATATGACTTGCGGCAGATAAAGCGTAGCTTCCTAAAGTGCCTGTATACCCCTTGATTAAATGGTCAAGTTTAAGGGGAGACATGTTCAGTTCTTTACCAAGGGCTATAGCAAAGCTACTGGTGCCTTGATATTTTTGTTGATCGGGATCAAGCCCCTTCATGTAATACGGAACAATTTCTCTACCAGTAAAGGCAGAATAGTTGGTTCTCACTTCTTCCAGTGGCTTAATAAATTGGGGGAAATCAACCTGAAAAGTTGATCGTATATTTCGGTCTAAGGAATCCAGAACATCTCTTCCTAAATCAGAACCCCCGCTCCACTGAAAAATTCTTTCAGGCATAACCTTGAAAATAAATCCTACTTCAAAAGGCGTGGGTATTTTAAGACATGGACCGCCAAATGGAGTAGGCACAAACCAGTTTAGGTCTCTGGCTTCAGGCGTTGCATTTTTATAGCACTCAGAATCCCTCATCAGCATTGTATATAAAACAGTTGTGCCGATTATAAATGATGCCTTAGCAGCAAAAGCTTTACGGGTCGCGTCGGGATTTGCTGTTTCTTTGTTAACCCCAGCACGATAAAGAACATCCAGTCCCTGTATACGGGCATTCAAGAAAGGAATGACAGCAGTCAACAAACGTATCTCTGCGCTTGCCCCCCTCCTGTTAAAGTTAAGAACTTCCAAAGCCTCGAATAAAGCCTGAGCTTCGTTGCCCGTTCTTTCCAGCACTCTTTTGTAAACTGCAATTCTTGTCGAAGATTCAGAGGCGTTGGTAAGCACGGTCGTTGCGTCCCATACTTTTTTGAAGGGACTAGCAGCTTTTTCCGCCACTCCTTTGGGGCTTTTTGTTTTAACCCTGCTTTCGACATAACGAGCCATATCTTGCGGTGTGCCAGCAAAATCGTACCCACCAGAAACGCCGCCAGTCCGCAATGCTGTTCCAGCTTCTTTACCTAAAAGGGCGTCCACAGCACCCTGTAAACTACCAATAATCGGAACGTAATTTTGACCTGATGTGACCCAAGCACTTAGCGTATCACGCAACATATTACGCAACATAAAGCCGGGGTCTCTGGTGACCAGTTCTCTTAGCACTCTGGCAGGAGTAGCAAGATAACCCACAAAAACACTATCCATAATGGTGTCAGTGTTCTGAGACAGGATAGTCATGGCGGTGTAAAGGAAAGGATCGACAATCTCAAAGTACCTATCCTTGCCGTCTACCCTGATCTGCACCGTGCTTAGGGGGTTATCTCCTGACTGGTCAACTTCAAATGCCAGTTCCAAGGCTAAAGAATCTCTAATAACTCTTTGGGCAGCAATGTTTTTCATGCCGCCTTGGATAGCTGTTGCTGCGTTCCTAGCCACATTGTCAAGAAAATCATCTACTCTGCGCGGTGCGGAATACAATTCAATCTTTGCGTCAGGTCTTGTTTGACGTGATGCACGAACAGCGGCAACAGCTTTGTTATAGCTGTCATATTCTTCTGGCTGTATCTGACCATCGATTGAAATTTGAAACGCCCTGCCAGCGCCAAGAAGTTTTTTGTCTACCCTCTTTCCGTCGAGCGGTACTTTTGTTGCTTTCTCTCCAGCAATATATGCAAAGTCCTGATCTGGGTAAAAGAACGACATCTCCTGCTTGACGCCAAATCCCTGCTGCTCCTGCCTGTAGTATGGCGTGTAGTCAGCAGTATCGATCCATGTCTGCCCCATCTCTTCTGTAATCAGACCAGTGTCTACCATGAACTGAACAAGGTAGCTGTTCCATACCTGATACTGATCAAAGACATCTGCAAAGTATTCATACTTGTCACCAAGGGACAGACCGTTAGCAATATCCTGCTCAGTCATGCCAGAGTCTCTGCCCTCTGCGTTTAGCCTTACCGCCCTCCTTGCCTGAGCATAAGTGCCAAACTGAGATGTAACACGAGCCTCCATGACAGGCTCCAGTATTTCGGCAAGACCCGTTATTGTTTGACCGTCCACTTCGTCAACTACCTTAAAAACTCCTGCTTCTTTGTCGTACACGGGTACGCCGTCATACCAAGCTGCCTTAGTTAACTGGGCATGTTGCTCTGACATGATCACAGCTTTAAATGCATTCGCGTCTGCGAGTGTTTGCCCAGCCAACAACCGACTTACTTTATCTGCAAGAATTGAAATTATTTCGTACTTGTTTACATACCTTTGCCGAAACTGGCTTTTAATCAAATCCCAGTTGTTACTGAACAAGACACTGTTTTTGTAGTCACCAAGAATTGCACTTAGAAAAGCCTGACCTGCCGTCTCTTCTTCGTTAACGGCTTGCGTTCTTCTAATTGTTTCCTGAACTTCAGGGCTTTCGTCTTTTACAGTGCCGCCCCTAGAAAACTTTTCCTTAGCCTTTTTATTAAGAGTTAAAGTGGGGCGACCAGTCGGCTTTTTAGTTTTGAACGTAAGCGCAGTTTCCTGAGCCGTCGTAGACAAAGCCGAAAAATTTGGACCAAGAGCGTTTGCTTTTCTATATTGTTCTACGTCTTTGCGAAGATTGTCTTGTGACAACACTTTGCTGGTGGGATAAGCAGTTGTTATTGAAAAGAATACTCCCTGCCCTTTAGCAGTGACCCTATCAAAAACTATCTTGATGCCAGTCTTAGAGCCTTCTGGTGTCCATATCATGTCCTGACCACCACCACGACGACCCTCAGTAATTTTAAATGCTGATGTGCCAACGCCAGATACCATTGCCTCCATATAAGCATCAAGAGCAGCAGCGATGGCAGCGTTTGCTGAAGTAAACGGCAAGTCTGGGATAGCTCTAAAATCGTCGTCATGTAATGCGGCATGAACCTGACCATAGCCCCTGCCATCTTCGTAGTTTATTCCTGCCGCCATACGGACATTAAGCCGCTGACCGTCGTTGGTTTTTAAAACGCCCCAGTTATCGCTGCGTTTCCCGTCAGCCCTTGCTCTTTTTACAAACCTGTTAGGCGCATTATTACGAGGGTCTTGGGGATATTTACGGGAGAATCTTTCGTCAGGGACAAATGAGTCTTGCGTATTAAAGTTGGTTTCGTCCCGAAGTTCCTGAAGATTGACAGGCTCTACAAGATTTTCAATGCCCTCGTTAATAACAAACTCTGGCATTATCCCGACTTTCTGGTCCGCATAAACTGTATCAGCGGCAGAAGCATTTTCATTTTGCTTGGCTGCTGGTCCGAAGTTAACCCAAGAATTTTGTCCACGGGTTTCACTAGCCAGTGCCGCTCGTGCCAAGGGACTAAACATAACCGCATGGCTGGCATATGCGGCATCTTCTCCAGCGGCTCTGAACCCAAAGCCTTCCTTAACGTGCCCGAAGTAATCGTGAACCACTCGGAAGATGTCATTCACCCTCGCCCGCCGACCTGATATAAACTCGTCAGTAAGGCGAAGCATCGGGTTATTAGCTACTTCTTCAGCGGTTACCCCGTCCATGCCGTACCCTGCATCGGTGGGGAAGACATACATATGGTTGTTTTGTTTTACATCTTCGATCATCTCACGCGGCGAGGCGGCGTAAGGGTCAACGTCAGATGGGTAGAACTCTACCTCAAGACCAGTGTCTTTGATGAAGTCATACTGCGTCATGACCTCTTCTGCCAAAGCGTCATAAGCCGCTTGCGTAAAGGAATCCTCTGGGGTGTTCGGCATATCTTCGTATGCTTGCGCTATACGAGTTGACCGTTCTCCGTCCACTGATTCGTAAACGTAATTGCCAACAAGCTCAGGCACACTGCGTCCAACTGTCTGCCCGTAATCACGAGCAGCTTGTCTTGCTGGTGCAAAAGGCTCAGTCGGAACTGGACCTGTGCCGGGGATGTTATAAGAAGCTGGTAGCCCTTCTACTCTTTCTTCTTCTTGCGAGGTAGCACCCGACCTATCCTGTGCCTGTAGCTGTCTCTCGCTTCGAGATAAGCTTCCGCTGTCTTGAACTGGTCTCTCCTCGGCGGGTTCGGTACGCCGACGACTGAAGCGTTCCCTGCCTCCGTATTTGAGCCTTGCGCTGGTGATGGAGTCTTCGAGTAGAGGTTCAAGTTCGCTCCGCTTAAAATTCTTGACCCTTTCTGCAACAGCGGGTCCGTATCTTTGATGAATCCTTTGTATGTAGCTACCACCTGTTTTCTCCTGCGTGTAATCATTTCCTATAAATTCAGATTCGTAAAAGCTGGCCTCAACGTCTAAATCAAAACCAATCTCTTCAGATATGGCACTAATAGCATCTATTACATCACCATCAGGACTAAGGCGGGAAGCCAGTGTCTTCCCCCTACCATCAAGGAGAATGAGCATTGCGGAATTACCGTTCTCATCAATGGTTGAGGTGTAGCCCTTGATTAAGGTGTCTGCCTCATCCAGACGAGCATCCGCTATTCCAGCCTTTCGATCCTTAGCAAGTTTATTAGCAGCTTTCTTTGTAGTCGCTAGGTCGGCTTTGCGTAACTTGTCCCACAGTATGGACATATTTGTGTCATTGTTCAACAAATCTTTTGACACATCGGTCGGTCGTATTTGCAAAGCAAGCTTAGACTTGGATGTCTGTCTGGGCAGCACCCGATAGGAAAGCATTCCTGTTTGCTCTAGCAAAAATCCGATTATGCTTGCCATATCTGTCATGGCTTCTGGAGATGCCACAACCTGTTCTGTCATATTCGGATTAATTGTATCGTCCATCCAGCCGCCCGTAGCGTGGATGCGATTTATTTCAGCAATTCCTGTCACGTCTCTGGCAAAATCAGTAGCAGCTTCTGCCGCTCGCTCTGTAACTTCTTTTTGCCCGACAGCGGGTAACTGATAATAATCTACAAACGTCTCGGAGTAGGGAGAACCATCTCCAAAAGCCACTTCAAATGGCAGGTTCCTGATATTAAACAGAATAGAATCTTCGGCTGTTTGTCCCGGTTTTCCAAGGAATTTTGTTGTCGCCATCCAGCCAACAGACTGTACCTGTGACGGTGTCCACCCGCCTCCCTTATAGTTTATGTCATTAAGGTAATCACTGAGTGCCCTCAAAAAATCGCCTGAACGCTCGTACTGGTTTTCTCCCGGTGACCCTGACGTGTCAGTCTCAACACGCACACCGTAGTTTTCCCTTAAAAACTTTTGATAGACTTTATCAACAAACCCAGTGTCCCTGAGGGAATGAACGTCTGCTACCGCAGGGGCACCACCACGAACATCGTTGCCCATCCATGATCGCGTTTCTTTAAGCAACCCAGCGTCTACAAAGTCATATAATTTTTGTGCCCCGCCTGACGGAAGCTCTCCTCCAGCCTCCATTGCCATCCAGAAATTAAATAGTTTGTTTGCGGCTAAACCAGCTTTTACTTCTTGTGAAACAGGAGCTTGTGCTGCTTGCGTAAGAGCTTGCTCTCTTGAGCGAACAGCATTCATCGCCGCTGTTGAAGGACTGGCCTGTTGGTTAGCCATAAGCCACGCGGCTAAAAAGTTCATCCAGTCTTTACCAAAATACTTTTGATAAGCCTTAGCTGCTTCTGGATACCACTGACGTGCAGCAGCTATTTCTGCATCATCGATACGACCTTCTGTCTGATTAATCCAATCATCAAATGTCATCTTACCGATAACGGCGACTACATCACCTTCATTATTAAATACTTCTTGTCTCTGGTTTCTCGGTCCTGTTGATGTTGTCGCGCCCACAACATCGGTTCGCCCCGCCTTCCTGCGTAACCGTGCGTCTATCTCTTCTTGCGGAGGAGTAGGAAAAGGACTTTCCCCAACAGGTGTTGGTTTTTTGCGAGAGCGTTTCCTAGAAAATTTTTCTTCTACTGGAAAATCAGCAACTCTGCCTTTGGCTTTTTCTGCTGGTTTAATTTTTGCAGAACGAGCAGTTGTTGTTCGTCTTCCTGTAGAGGGCGGCACACCAGCATCAAGACGCTCGAAGATTTCATTGCCCGTAACAATGTCTACGTCTGCTGCCGCTTCTTTTACAAGCCTAAAGAACTCGGCAATTTTACGAAAGATGCTTCGCACCTTAGGCGGGAACACACGACGACCTGCGGCATAGTCTCTAAACGCTTCCGCCACAGCTTCTTCTACAAGCATTTCTTCGCTGGTGTTTGTTCCCTCAAGAGCCGCAACTCTATCATCGTAGTATGTTTGGTCAGTGCCGGGACGCTTTGCTTTTCTTACAAAAGTCTCTAACGCGGCTTTTTCCTGATCTGTTACAACACCAGCCTCATAAGCTGCGTGTATAAATTCGTGATCAAGAACCTCGGAAAGGGCGGCTATGTTTTCCCTGTCTGATTTTGACGGGTCAGTAACAACATCCAAAGCCAACCGTATGGTTTTTAAAAACTGACCGGCCTCACCAGATTTTCCCTTGCCCTCTTCTGTCCGATAGACTCCTTCAGCATCAGGCTGAATTTCTCCAGTCTCAATACTATCAATCAGGTTATTAAATCTAAGCCTAACGTCCGCTAACGCAGGATTAGCCTTTATCCTTGCTTGGAACCTGTCATTGATTGCTCTGGCTAACGGGCGAAGTTTTTGTAAAAATTCTTGTTTCTTAACACTAGGGGGCGGTGTTCTTTCGGGGCTACCCCTTAGGACAACTCTTTTCTTTACCTTTCCATCCTTATTCAATATCCCGCGACGGATAAGTTCACGCCGTATTTCGCTGGATATCTCTTTTCGTCTTGTGCCCTTGATATTTGGGGCACCGATAGTTTCCATAATTAGTTTGTCTGTAATACGTCCTGTTTTACGAATAGCTTTAGCCACATCAGAAATTTGCTGTGCCGTAAAGTGTGGGTACTTAATGACAGGAATAGACGTTTCTGTAGCAAACTCTGGCATAGCATCCAGACGTTCAAACAAAACATTTCTCTGTACCTGAGACATATTTTGCGGCATTGATTTGCCTGTTGTCCGCAAAGCAAATGTCTTAAAAGCCCCGTCTCCAAACCTAATATTTTTTGTTGACGCTAAATCCTCTATGTCTCTAACCGTAACATTAAGGGATGCATCTTCTGTAATTGGCTTTTTCTTAGCAATAATATTGCTAAGAGTTTTGTTGGAAGCTCCTGTTTCAGCTACCTCTTCAATAGTATACAAGCCATCATTTTGAACAGTCTCTCCCGGTCTAAGAGCAACAGAAAGAAGACGCTTGCGATCTATCTGAGCAGCAATTTTTTTGCCGACTTCTTCGCGGCTAAAAAATCCCAAAGGAGTAACTGTCTCTTTTGCAGCCTCTAGGGTAGCAGCGGTTTCTTCAATCTTGTTATCTTCTAACGCTCGCCGTGCGCTCGCTTCTGTAAACTCTATTTCAGCAGATTCTATAGCTGTTGGCACTCGTTCGGTAAGAAGGTTGGCAGCTTCTTGAGCTTGATCAAGGGTTTGGAAAGTGGGCGTTCTAACTTCGCCAACACTGTTGACTACAGCAAAACCACCATTAGGCATTTCACGAACAGTAAACGGACCCAAGGGTGCTGCTGCACCAATGTCTTCTCCTAAACCTGTTGGAGCAACGTCATTGATTGACTCGTCAATAATAGTTTCTACAACGTCAGCAGGAGTGTCTGTTGTGAACTCGCCTTCCTGATAAGTCAGAAGCAAGGGACCATCTGGGTCAGGCATAACCTCTTCCTGAACTTTCTTTGCCCGTGCCTCTTCTTGTTCTTTTAAAAGCTTTTCGGCTTGATCTACTTCTTCCTGAGTTCTTGTTCTTTTAAATCTTTCGGTAACGCCTCTTGCTGTGCCGCCCATCAATGCACCAGCAGCACCAGCATTAATCATCATCTTTCTTAGTTCTGGACCATCAAGCTCCTGACCCGTGGTGTAAACCGCTGTTACTTCCGCTATCGCTTCTTGCATAGCTTCGGTAATTCCCTCAGTAGCCATGCCCTTGCCAGCAGCTTTGAGGTATTCTCTCTTGATAGGTTTAAGCAAGGTTCTCTGTGCAACGTCTTCGGCTACTTCAGTGCCAAATCGTTTGGCAAGTTGCCCGCCAATTTTCCCCGGCAAGATTGTATCCAGTGCCGCGATAGCTGTGCCTCCAGCAAAAGCCATCTCTGGGGCTACTACACTAGGGTCTTTTGACTTGATTGACTCTTGTACTTCGCCAACGCCAAGACCAAAAGAAGGGATAAATGCGCCCAACAAGCCGCCAATAGTCCCACCTATTGCGGCTCCCGGTATTGCACCAACGCCGCCAAAAAACGCTCCTATTGCCGCCCCTGATTTTGCACCCAGCTTTGCCCCTATCAAACCACCAGCAACTGAAGGAGCAAACATAACTGTTTGTTCGGGGATGGTGTCTACCATCCACTCACCCACGTCACCTAAGTTTTCAATGTCGGTAAATTGTATCGCAGGGATTTCGCGCTTTTGCTCTCTTTTAACAAAAGCTTCACGACCTTCCCGCCCAAATTCTGTAAGGCTTTCAGAATCAAATAGTTCACCTGTAGCCTCAACAGCGGCTCCCCCCAAAAGTCCACGAACCTTGCTAACGCCAGACTCAAAAGACTCGCCTATACGACCGAAAAGACTTGCTTCGTCCCGTGCGGCATAGGGGTAGACGTATTCTGGTTTAGGTAAACCAGCAATATACTCTTGGACTGCTTGGTCTATAACGGAATCTGGAGTTCCATCTGGAAACTCAAGTATTGTCCCGTCTGCTTGAACAGCCTGTATCATCAGTTTATACGCTTGCCTGTTTTGTCGTATCGAATTGTTTTGGTAGCGGCTGGATCACCAACTGGTACGCCCTGTATTTTCAAAACACTGTTTATTTGATTTTGGAGAGCCTGTTTTCGAGCTTTTAAATTTCGATACTCTGTCCGCACACCTGCTTCTGGTCGCCCTGCCCCATACATTTTGATGTAATCTTCTTCTGTAAATTTTAATTTTGTATCTAAATCGTCAATGGCGCTTTGATAACTTTTTACTAACTGCTGATTTCTCAGGGCCGTCATAAGATCAGTACCTTTTAAATCTTTCTTAGTCTTAGTTATCTCAGACCTTTGCCCTTCTAATTGTTTCTTTCTATTTTCCAACGCAGTAATTTCGGGTTGGGTCAAGGGCTTCCCTGTCGCACTTTTGCCACTAGAAAGTATTTCGTTAATTTCAGTAATATCAGATTGAGTTCTCGCAAGCTGGTTTGCAAGAGAGTTCTGTTCTCTCGCTTCTCTTGCTTGCCCAAGCGCAATTCTTGCTTTTTCACGCTCTTCACCGGTTTTTGCAGTAGCCAAGTTTTGCTCTGCTGTAACGAATCTTAAATTTAATTCTTGTGTTGTTTTGAACCTGTTAAAAGCTTTTTCATTAATATCTCGCCGTACCTTTTCTAGGTCGCGTATCTCTGACCGTAGTTTTCTAACCTCGTCTTTTCTGCCAGCTTTTTCTGCTACTTCTAACTGGGTCAGTTTAGCTTCTGCATCAAACAAAGCATTTTCCTGCTTCCTGACTTCACTCAGACTTTTACCATAGGTAGCAATAGCAGGAGCAGCCTCACCTATTGCCTGACCAATATAAGGACTTTTAGTGCCCGCAATCCTAAGGGCAGCTTCGAGAAGTGCCAGACCAGCCGCCTCATCACGTTGACCGCCAATGTCGTCTTTTCTGGCACTCAAAGCCGTAGTTAAATCTTTATACGCAGAGTCAGCCGTTAAATTAGTTTGTGCTTCCGTTAGGGCTTTATCAGCAGCACCTCTTGCAGTAAGAAAAGATGGACTCATCGTGGGAGCAACAAACTGTTTTCCCTTAATTTCTGCTATGCGTTTTGCGAATGGATCAAAATTAGTTGAAGTGTTTGTTCCAGCTACAGCGTCTTCAGATTTTTTCAATAAAGATGCAACATCCACAGGACTGTTAGCTTTTTCTGCTGCTTTTAAATCTCGTTGCGATAAACTGGTTGACAATAATTCCGTAACATCCCGTTTCATTTCATCGCTAAAATTTTCATTCGTTAGAAAAGCTTTAAAATCTTCGTCATAATTTTTACTTTCCCTTAATCTGTTAGCCGTTGTTCTTACGCCTTCTAAATAGCTAGGGTCACTTCGCATAAGGGCTACTTGGGATTCACGAGTAGTGCCTACCGCTTCAGGTACGACAGTTGACACCGCTTTAGGTACGACAGTTGACACCACTTCAGGTTCGACGCCGCCCGCACCGCCCCCGGCGACGGGCACCACGTTCAGCGTCTGCTTCAGATTTCGCGCATTCGCATCCCGCGCTTTATTTTGCGCCTCTAAGATTGCTTGCCTGTAGGCATCGGGGTCACGCAAAAACCTTTGCAAAGAACCTACAGCTTCCCTTCTACCCCTTCGATCATACAAAGGATCGTTGGGTTGCTGCGGGAAAAGCCTATCCATTGCTGTTGCCGCTCTAAAACTTGGTGATCTTTTTGTAGCGGCTGGACTAAATCTTGCGTAAGGAGAGCCGGGATAACTAGGGTCATAAAATTCCGCAGCAAACCTTTGTGGATCAAAAACACCTCTACGAAAAAAATTGTCTCTATTAAAAGATATCCCATCTTGCGCCTTGATTTTTGCAAGACCACCGTCAGCCATACGAGTTACTGGTAACTTATTCGCCATCGGTTGGGGAGAAGGTGGCATTGTTGTCATTGACTGCTCAATGGGCAGGTTCTGCGGTTGTGTAGCCATCCTGTTCTGGGGACGTGCCAAAGCACCAAGACCCTGAGCCATGTTCGTTGCGGGGTTTAGTATGTCTTCCGCAACAGTTGTCGCAGCCTGAGCTTGGTTCTTTTGATACTCTTCCTTCATTTCCTTGCGGCGACCCATTTCGGTCATCACCAGAAACTGGGGAACAGTGCCTTTGGAAAATACGTCTCGAAGCTGATTGTCGCTTAGGTCTTTCAGCTTGTCTTGAATCTGAACAAGATTTCCTACCATCTTACTTACCCTCTATCCTAATAGTTTAGACAAGCCAGCAGCACCCAGACCAAGGCTTAAAAGAGGTGCATAAGGACTTGGGGGTGGCTCCAGCCGTCTAACTTCTGACTCTGGCGTAATCGGCACACCACGCAGAATAGATGACAAATATTGAAGCTGACCTCTTTCGTAATCCCTTTGGTTAACAAAGTCCTGATAAGCCAAATCAAGCTCTGACTGTCGCCGCAGTCTTTCAGTTTCCCCAACACCAGCAAGGGCAGCAGCCTGTTCCAGCCGTGCTTTTTGTTTGGCTGGTGCCGCTGTCATAAGAGCCTCTGCACCTGCCAGACCAAGACGATCAGCAGTTTCTGCTGCTTGCAATCGTCGCTGTTGCTGTGCCGCAGCATCAGCTAACGCCTGTGCCCTTGTCTTTACAGCTAATTGCTGTTGTCCCGTAGCCGCCGCTAATGCTGTATCAAATGCTCTTGATCGTGCTTGGGCACCCATTTCATCTAGCCGCTCATCAAGATCACGCCGTGCTAAAGAATCTGCTACGGCTCTACGGCTACCACCAAAAGCACCGCCCTGTATTGCTGACGCATCTCTACCAGCCTGTGCCTCGGCAAATCTCCTCTGGGCTGAGGCTTCTTGTTGGGCTAATACATTTTCCAGATAAGGATTTACGAAACTCTGCACCTGAGTGCGGGGGTCTGTAGCAGCCAAAACAGCTTCGGTAGGCGCAGCGTATTGTGCAAACGCAGTTGACGGATCAAACTGTGCAGCAAGATCGGTGCCTGTAAATTGTGTGGGTCGGGCGACCTGCTCTAAAAACTCTCCACCAGCAACGTCAAATGATGCCGCCGTTGTAGGATCACCAGCTATATCGGTAACCATTTTTTCTGAGCCAGAGCCTGAAGCCGTAGGCTCCGCAATTCTTGCCTGTTGATAAGCTTCATATGGAAGCTCTGATTGAATCTCAGTCCTGTCCAGCAACCTTTTAAAATACGGTTCTGCATACTCAGGGAGATTGCTTGTTGTCTGCGTTACCTGTGATGTTTGTGGTGTAGACCCACCGCCGCCCTTGCCCATAGCTAAACCTCCATACGATAAGAATAATACTCAGATGTCCAACCGATTTTTTTCAACTTTCTTTCCCAACCTTTTCGTCCAATGAACTCAACAAACTTGCACCCGTTATCGTCAGCCCATCTTTTAATAAAATTATTAACCTCTTCAAACCAGTCATCGTAACCAGAACCACCAATAAACAAAGTCTGCAAAGACCTCGCACCGGGATGTTCTACAAACTTGGAGGTCCAAGCAGCTTTTGTTTCTTCGTTGTCTTCATCATATATTAAAAACAAATGCTGCTTACCTGCTTTTACTTCTTCGTATACTGATCCGATATCCCAACGCCCACCTGAATATTGAATAGCTTTAGCTAAAAGATTGGCAACATGCGGCCATTCCTTATCAACATATTCTGGAGGAACAAGGGATACAATCATGCTGGCATCACCTCACCAACCATGTTCGGCGGCTCTTTTGTCCCAGTGCGCCGTGTCCGAACACGATCAATTAACCTCATCAACTCATCCTCTCCTGCCTTTGAACTGCCATCTCCGATACCTGAGACAACATCAGCAGGAAGAACAAACTCGCCATCAGAAAGAAGAACATCCTTTTCTCCCTCCAGAGTCGCCTGAACCATATCGTCACGACCTTTGCCAATGCCCTCAATCATGCCGTCACCTTCAACAAGCATGTCTTGGTTCTGACCCATTTGCTCCAGCATCATTTCCTGATTGACCTGCTCAACAAGAACATCAAGAGCGTCTTGACCGTACTGATCTACAAAAGCTTGAATGGCAAATTCTGGATTAGCGTGTTCTCCTCGGATAGCAGAGATAGCTTCCACAACAACAATGTCCTGCATCTGCCCATCAGGAGACGGAGCTTCCATCATCATCTCCTGTATCTGCATCATTGACGAGTCAGGATCAGCACCCTCCATAACACCAGCCATCGCGCCTAAGCCCGATGCTGCGGGGTCCATCCCCTGCATTTCTTCCAAAGCAGCGAGTCCACCCATCTGCATACGCACGGGTCCACCATCAGCAATAAATCTTGTTGGAGAAAAGTAGTTAAACTCTGGGTCTATACCGCCACGATAATCAGGGTCTGGCTCAAACCGATCCCGCGTACCAAACCGTTGCGGACTATACACTCTTTCTTTTTCTTCTGGGAAGTCAATCTCCGTAGGAAACGCAGCCTCTTCTAGGACCGCACCACCAACACCAGACACAGCCTGACCCAGTGGGTTTATTTGTCCTTTAACCAAAAGCCCCGAATCTGGATCAACATATGCAGAACGCGAAGGCTCGAAAATTTTATCCATAAGACCAACGTCCGCACCCTTAGTCGTTGCATACTGCCCCGCACCAAAGGCACTTGAAGAAGCTGGCAACCTTGTGGTTATTCCTTCGCCGGGCAAATAATTATCAGGAAGAGCGTCGAGAGCATCTACATTCACTGACCCTGAACCAAAAATCACATCACCACTTGGTCCCGCTGGTAAGGCTAAAGCAGCATCACTAGGAGCCACGTTAGCCGTAGCCGTATCTGCTGCCGCAGCTAGTGCTTCTTGCCCGCCAATAGCATCGGCTGACCTGATAAAATCACCGCCCTGCGTCAAGCCCTGCATCAAGCCGCCTGTAATACCTGATATCAGTCCTGTTTTAACACCCTCACCAAGATCACCTGTTGCGACAGTCTGTCCCAGTGCTGAACCAACAGCCCCAGCAACATAAGGGTTTGCCATCAAGAACGCACCTAGACCACCAGCACCTGCTAACGCACCAGATGTTGCCAATGCTGTTCCCCCTAGTCCTCCCAGTATAGGAAGGAGTGCAGGAAGAAATGCTTCGGGTAATCCTGTGTCTGGGTTGGTAGTCAGATAACCACCTGAACCAGCAGCCAGTGCCTGTGCTTCCTGAGGGTTAACATGCATCAGGACGCTATCACCGTAACGACCTTTTTGTCTTACAGCTTCCGCTGCTTCTACTAGGCTCATAGCATCCTCCAATCGTATTGACTCATCATAATCCTACTAACTTATTGTTACTGTTACAGAACCAACTGATCCTGTGCCGACGTTTCCAGCAACATGAGGATTATTTATTCTACTTACTTTTAGAAATCCATCCACCTCAAAAACGTCCCCAACAGCAAGAGTTGTGTCGTTGTTAAGTAAATTTGTAATATTTAACCCAGATGTTTTAACGAGGCCGGGGTTTTCTATTTGTGCCACCAAGATGTTTAAGTTAGCCGAAAGGGTGCCAAAATAGCCCACGTCATAACTAAAGGGTGGCGACAAAAATGTAGGTTTTGTGGGGGCTATTGGCCTACTTGACATCAGCGCCTCCCATCAGGACGCACGTCCATACGCGGCGTTCCAAGCTTCCACTGCACTCCAGTGCTGCTAGATTCAACCCGAAGAGTCATAGACCGACCCCGTAAACGCACGTCTGCTTTTTCTGTGTAAAGCTCTATGGGGGAAGATGAGGTTTGCGTCACACCTGATGTGTCGGTTTGCTCGTAATTGGCACCGGGGTAGTTGCGACTCTTCAATATTAAATTTGCACTTGGGGAAGAATCAGTGCTGGTAGTAAACGAAATGTCAGGGATAATCCTGCTTACAAAAGAAAATTTGTCACCCTGCCCGATATCAACCTGAGACGACTCGATGTAAGAAGAGATTGCAGAAGCTGGCTCCGTTGATCCGTCATCCAGCCCAAGCTCTTGGTTGTATAAATATTTATCGCTCGATGCAGCAACAGGATAATTTTTTATCCCACGATCCAACCACGCAGTGCGGGGCAGCGTTCCGTAAAACCAAAGGTTGTTAGTGTAATTCCAGACAACATACCTGTCATTTTCTGATGAGGAAGAAGAGGGATAAAACCACCATATCTCACTGAATGCCGAGTTAACACCGCAACATATTTTTTGAACTTGGTCGAGATTCATGTCGCTGAAGACATACTGTTTTACCGAACAGGGCAACGTAGACACACCGCCCTTATATACATAAAAGTCATCCCGCCCCATCCATGCAGAAAAATCTTCAACTGCTATAGCTGCATTCGGAGAAATAATTGTAATCAAACCAGATATTTGCGTTATACCAAATGTAAACGGAGGACCAAGAAACCGCATCGAGTGCAAAGAAACATCAGTCCAAACCAGTATTTCTTCTCGTGCTTCCTTGGCACAAACAATCTCAGACCCAGTACCTAGTTTAAGGCTACCTGCTGTGTTGTCTGTTCTTGTTTCCCAATCAGTCAAAGACTCCTGATCAGCAAACCTGATTAACAAAGGGTCTTGTGTGCCAATCGCAGTCTCGTCATCACAGCCAAACGCTATAACATGCCGATCTCTGTCAGAAACCATGATCTGCTTGGCAACTGTGGGAGCAAGATTAGACCCAGACAAGCCAGACAAAACAACAGCCCTGTTGGTTACACCACTGGATGCGTCCCAATAATATATATTTCCCTGACGCTGATTAATGAGGAGGTCTTCGCCAAAGTTATCCTGCGTCCACAAACCAAGTTGTGTTTCTGCGCCAGAGCTAGAAGCCCCCGAACCCCACGTCCCGCGTCCGTAAGTTCCAATTCCCCAACCTGTTCCTGTTACACCCGTATCTAACGCTGTGTTTATTTGATAAGCAGACGTAACCGATCCGCCACCATTACCAGAGTCGCTGGCATTTGCAGTTACAGAAACAGTAATTGTGTATGTGTTACTTGTAGGAGTAGTAACAATTTTATGCTCTGCGTTAAGAACCGCAGCAGTAACATTCCCACCTAAACTTGCCGCACCGCTGAATGTAACAAAATCTCCGTCTACTGCGCCATGCGAATTATCGGTAACCGTTATTGTAGAAGAGCCGTTGGTTGCAGCAAAGGTTGTAGTGTTTGTTGTGGTCCTGCGTATAGGCGTAACGTCATAATACGTCTCGCCTTCCTCAACATAAAATTTAGAGTTAGTGCCAACGCCAAGGTATATTGACCCGTCAAGAGCAACCCATGAATACAAAGATCGGCACGTTCCTTCAAACAGGCTTCCTGAATATTTTTGCCAACCACCAATTTTTTCAGGAAACTGATCACGAAACCTAATTTTATCAGAGTCGAACCACCCGCCTTCGTTGGAATACGAAGTAAATTCTCTGTTGATTCCAGCACGAAATTTCAGGTCTTGTAACGCCATTTAACTTCCTAATTCTGGCCAATCATAAAGAATGCCGGATTTGTTCCCATCTTTATCGCGAGTAACAAACAGTGCAGCTACAGCATCGGTGTTTGCCGCACCATCAATCGCGCTTTCCATTGCGGTTGCCTTGGTGCGGATCGCATCCCGATACGTTTGAATGTTAGACGGAATAGCCGTTCCCTTATCAGCTTTCCTGATAACTGCCCAATCCGTATCAGCTAACAAGCGGTATTGCTGTGCCTGAACTTCTCGCTTTAAAGCTGTTTTGACGCCTTCGTTAGTAACACCGTCAACTGTTGTGTCTGCCAAGTTTTTAGCGGTTTTCTCAATCGTCACACCATCAGCAGCATAGTTCCATGTATACAGGCGGGAGTCTGGAGGAGTTTCGGGATTAACTTCCGTCATCCCTGCAGCTTCTTTCTCAGACTTAGACCAGATGTGCCAGTTAGGAGGGTGCTGAATGCCGTCGCTGTTAGCCCAAGAACTCCCCTCCCGAATAATTTTTCCGTCATATTTCCACATAGTTTTTACCTCGCATTCGCGTATTTTAAGGGAAATTCAGCAAACGCAAGATATAGATATGTGTTACTCGCGTTGATTGTTGCGTTTGATGTTCTAATTATGAAACCATTACTGAGTATGTCTATTTCTCGACCACTGCCAGAATACTCAGCAGCACTGCTATCCATTCGCAGTACAGTATCAGCAATGTTAATCGGGTCACGTTTGGTATCGTAAATTACCCAATCATCTGCGTTGTCCATTTCCTTGAGTGTAATCCATGCGGGGCGAAATCCTGTGTATATAAATGTTCCATCTGCACTCGAATTGCCTTCGTATGTTCCAAATTTACTAAAGCCATCGACTGCTGCAAATGCATAACAGATCATATTACCTGTTCCAGAGTCTCCGTTTGTGCCCACATTGCTGCCAAGATTTATAACGCTTGAAGTGGGATGTGTGCTGTTAAAAACAGCAGCATCACCTGTAGCAAGCGCATCATTGTTATTTATTGAAAGATAAGCAGTAGCTGCATACACTGTTGATCCAACTACCCAACTGTTTGTTGTAGCAGTGTTTTTCAGTATGTAGAGATTTGGTTGAACCCCAAGCCCATGCCCAATAGTTCCGTTGGCTCCTGTTCCTGTCCACCTAATAATAGAAAATCCCGCTGTAGTATTAGCAGACGTAGCGGTTGTGTTAATACTGCCATCCTCGTTGGATGATCCAGAGCCGCCAGCTTCCCAGTTCCACGCGACATGCGTAACTCCACTTTGGTTAATGTTGTTACTGCCATCATCATCAACTTGAAAACCACCATCAGCAAACGCAATAAATTCTCCTGTTAAATCTGCTTGAGCGTTAGTCGTGCTTGACTCTAAAGAGTAACCCAGCGTCCTCACACTATCGAAAAGTTTTGAGTTGTAAGCTGCGGAACGTGGTTTAATCCACACCCAATCAGGCGTCCAACTTGTTCCAGAGCTATTTTCCAATCCAGTAATAGTTTGTCCTGTCGTGCCATTACCAGTGTAAAGAAGTGTGTCAAAATATCTTTTAGGGTCTTCTACTTGTGGGTCTGCTAAATTGTTTGAAGAGATTGCTTTATATCCGCTGGGGGTCGTTCCCCAATCTGCTTTATCGAACCTCATTTCCCATGCGGCTGCGGTGCCTGATCCAGCATCGTAAAACACTGTCGGTAACATATATCCCGTTAACCCTGTCTTAGCCGCTGTCCCTGAATTTTGAATTGTGCCGTCGATGCTAAAATATAATGCACCAGCTTTGACAAGAACTCCGATGACTTTATCAGCAGTGCCCGCCCAAGCAGAACCATAACTTGAACTGCTGCCAGCATCGTTAAAGTTTCCATCGCTGCCAGTAAAAGAATAACGACCTGTGCTATTCCCCGACAAACTAGTAACTGCTCCAACTTGTGACGGGCTTTCAACCGTTCGGATGCCTACGTTTGGGTAAGTGGCGGCGGTCGTTACTTTCGCCTCAAAATAATAACCGTCACTATCGGTAACATCAAAAGCCATCGTACCGATTGCTGCGCTGTCAGCGGCGGCAGAGGCAACCAAATTACCGTCGCTTAGTGTGTGCTGGTCTACCCAAAGTGGGTTAAGAGTACAGTGGTTGTCAGTTGGGCTGTCAGACATCTGA